CCTAATGTTGCCCATGATGGTAGCAAGGGCGTTTCTGTCTTTTATACCACGATCCTGGAAGTATGCCAGGGTAGCATTCTCATTTTCATTACACCCTTTACAAATTAGCCTTTTCTCTTTTGGCTTTGGAATTGCAACCTCGCGGATTGCTGTCGTCTCTGGTTCAAACTCTTTAATAATGGAGTAAGGTTTTGCATCCACTGGTGGAGGCGGACCTTGCAGTTTATAACTAGAGAATGGCAGTGTTGCCGTATTGGTTGTAACCATCGCTACTAGAGGAACGGCTACAGTAAAGAAGTTAAGCATTAAAATTAATTGAACTCTACATCCGTATAGAAGAGGGGTACACCCACCTCTCGGTGGGCATCTTCCACGGCTCTAATTGTCACTCAAAGTCTCATTATGAGAAAACCCACCTTTCAGTGGGTTATTGGCATAATAAGTTTTTATTTAGATTTTGTCAAGTATAGGTTTACCGAACATCGACTTCTTGATCTCCCCACCCTTCTTCCTCTAGGCAGAAATAATCTAGTTCCTCTGTACCTTCAGGAATATTAATCCATTCATCAAATTCGGCAAGGAGTGCCCTAGCATTTTTATGTCGATCAGCTTCGTGAAGAAGTTCAATTTTTTTAATTGCCCAATCACGAACTTGTGCCACAGGTTGACTTTCAATCTGAGTTTCCATAATAATCTTTTCGGAAGCAGATTCATCCACTATAGGAGCACTATTCTGCCTTGTCAAGAACCAATTGATAATTTTTAGTAATGTTAAAAACATTTTCAGTATAAATAGTTTTAATGGAAGAAAGTATTTCTATGAATTGGAAATATAACGACGAAAATTTTGTAGATGCTCCCAAAGGCATAGAGGGATTTGTATATCTAATAACAAATTTAACAAACGATAGAAAATATATTGGCAAAAAATCTTTTTGGACAAGAAGAAAAGATAAAAAAACTGGTAGAAGAAAAACAAAAGAAAGTGATTGGAAAAATTACTTTGGATCTTGTGATGAATTAAACGAAGATGTAAAACTTTTAGGTGGAGACAAATTCTCAAGAGAAATACTTTACTTATGCCCCCATAAAAAATCTATGTCTTACTATGAAACTATGGAACAATTCAAAAGAGATGTTCTAATGACTGATGATTATTATAACACAAATATTGAAGGAAGATTTTTTGTAAGTGAAAGGGCAGGAATTTATGAGGTTGTTTTAAGAAATGATAAGTATAGAGAAGATAAAAGAAAACTTATGACTGGAGATAATAATCCATCAAAAAGACCAGAAGTTAGGCAAAAATTGAGCGAAATGTTTTCTGGAGAGGGAAATCCTATGTATGGAAAAAAACTCACAGATGAACATAAAAAAACACTTACCACTTCAAGAAATAAAAAGGTAAGTGATGGAACTAAAATTTGGGATAGTGTTGTTTCATATTTAAAAGAAAATAAAATAGGACATCAAAAATATAAAAAATATCTAGATGAAGGAATTATATTTTTTGTAAAAGACTAATATCTATACTCATCAATAATATCTAAAACCTCATTCAGATATTTATGGGCAAGTCCTTTCATATCCATTTCAGGTCTAATATGTTCTTTATGTAATTTATCTTTTAATTTTAAAATACGAATCTTAAATTCTTGTTTATTAAATTGATTTTTAGGCATGAAAAAAGAGGAGTGTGACCTCCTCTATCTATACAAAAGTTAATTGTCTTCACCTAACCATTCTTTACAATAGTCATAATCACCAAACATAAACTCATCACATTCTGCTGCATCTTTGTATGCTTTCAGGATTTCTTCCTCACACCATTCATCATAGTTGGAATCCTGCGAAAGTATTTTTGGTAACATCTTGTTTGATTCCACCTACTACGTATGATTCTACCTCCGTTTCCTGGGGAGCAACTTGAAGACCTTTTGAGGAAATCCAGTGCTGAGTCCAAGGAAGTGGGTTGTTATTTGCTGAAATGTCGTATTGAGGTTTTAGCCCAATTGCTTTAAGTCTTCTATTTGCAATCCACTCCACGTATTGTTGAAGAAGTTTATCATTAAGTCCGATCATACTACCATCTTTGAACAGATAATCTGCCCATTTCTTTTCTTCATTTACAGCACGATCAAACATTGCATAAACCCACTCTTCTTCTTCTCTTGCAATCTGACGCATTTCTGGATCATCGCCCTCTCTCCACTTATTCAGGATATTTTGAGTGATTGCTAGATGTTGGTTTTCGTCTCTTGCGATAAGAGAGATGATCTTAGCGGATCCTTCCATAAGCTTAAGTTCACCAAAGGCGAAACTGCAAGCAAAACTAACGTAGAAGCGAATACCTTCAAGAATATTAACGTTTGCGACTGCTCTATAGAGTTTTCGTTTAACGGCATTGAGTGTTTCCTTTGCGTTTGTAACTCCCTCAAGTCTGAACATCCAATCATTAGATGTTCCATAATTTTGTGCTGATTGAATAAAGTCATCATAAGACTCTGTAACGCTTCTAGCGCGTTCCAGAATACGCTCATCTGAAATGATTGTATCAAACACTTCAGATGGGTCAGAATAAATGTTTTTAATAATGTATGTGTATGAGCGACTATGAATCATCTCCATAAATCCCCATACTTCCATACACGCTTCCAACTCAGGAAGTGAGCAATAAGGAATAAATGCCATACCAGGACCACGACCCTGAACAGAATCAAGCATAATCTGATACTTCAAGTTGGAAGTATAGATGTGCTTTTGCTCTGGACGAAGTGTTTGATAGTCTCCACGATCCTTCTGGAGAGATACCTCTTCAGGTCTCCAGAAGTATCCTAATTGTTGAGTAGTTAGTTTATCAAAAACTGGGTATTTGTAAGAATCATACCTTTGAACTCCAAGAGGTTGTCCAAAAAACATTGGTTGTTTTTTGGTATCCACTTGTTCCGTATTAAACACGGTCATACCTTTAATCTTTGACTCTTCGTTTGTTAGAAAGTCGTATTGCATGATTCCTCTTTGATAAACTTTAATTCACTTCCACATAACATATTTAAGATTTTGAATTGTTATCAAAATCAGATTTTACATGATTCACAATCATCCTCATCAGCACTCATAATATCATCTAAGAGAGACTGTAGTTGTTTTTTAGGTTCTTCACTAAATTCATCAGTCTTAATATCATAAGTATTTTGATAATAACTTGTTTTCCATCCCATTGAGTATGAGTAAAGCATATCGTGTGCCATAACAGATACTGGAACTTCATTATCATCATAATTTTCTGGATTATAAGACCAGTTTCCAGAAATTGCTTGGTCAAAGAACTTTTGCATCACAGCAACAATATTAATATAACCCCGATTGGACTCCATATCCCAAAGAAGCGTATAATTGCTCTTAAGAGAATGATATTGGGGAACAATTTGCTTGAGTGGACCTTTCTTTGATTTTTTAATGGACAAAAATCCTCTAGGTGGTTCAATTCCATTTGTTGCATTTGACACAACGGAACTACTCTCCGATGGCATCTGTGCGGACAGTGTACTGTGCCTGAGGCCATATTGCAAGATAGATGCCCTAAGAGATTCCCAATCATGTTCTAGAGAAACTGATGTAATTTCGTCAACTTCCTTCTTATATGTATCGATTGGCAAAATACCATCGGCATACTTAGTACGTCCAAAGTTTTCACAATATCCTTTTTCTTTAGCAAGTTGATTTGATGCTTTAAGGAGATAATACTGGAATGCTTCGGTAAGACCGTGAACTGCATCCCAAGCTTCTTGGGAATCATAATTATACCCAAGTTTTGCCAAATAATGAGCAAGACCAATAAAACCTACACCAAGAGAACGACGTGCCTTGGTAGCGATTTCGGCTGCCTTTACAGGGTACTTTTGGTAGTCGATCAATTCCTCAAGGCCGCGAACAGAAAGATCACAAAGTTCTTCCAGTTCTTCATCAGACTTTACTTTACCTACATTGATTGCCGAAAGAATACAGAGAGCAATTTCTCCAAACTCATCATCAATATGTTGAATAGGATAAGTTGGTAAAGTAATTTCTTGACACAGATTGCTCATCTCAACTTTGTCTTTAAATGATGAGTGAGAATTGCAATGGTCAATATTCATAATATAGATGCGACCCGTTTCCGCACGTTCCTTAAGTAAGTTAAGGATGAGTTCTTGTGCTTTAATAGTTTTTTTCTTAACGGACGGATCTTTTTCATATTGTGTGTAGAGATCGTCAAACTCAGGAAGTCCAAAGCTATCATAAAGTCCAGGTACATCGTGCGGAGAGAACAGTGTGATCTCACCGTCTTGAATAAATCTTTCATAGAACAACTTACTAATTTGAATGGAGTAATCAAGTTTGCGGACACGATTATCTTCCGTTCCCTTGTTATTCTTAAGGACTAGAATGTCTTCGATTTCTTGGTGCCAGATGGGGAAGTGGACGGTGGCGGATCCACCGCGTATGCCATTTTGAGTACAGCATCGGACAGTCGCTTCAAACTTTTTGAGGAACGGTACAACACCCGTGTGCTGAACCTCGC